GAAAGTTTTTCTTCTACTGTCTTTCTAAATGCAGGGTCTGAAGCATAAAGAGGATCATTCATAGCAGCAACGACTTGAGCCATTGAATCAAACTTGGCTTTAGTTCCTTTCCTATTAGTCCTTCCACTGACTAGCTTTGGCTCTTTGTTACCTTCTGCCATGTAACGAGCATTTAATCCAGCTACAGCAAGTTTTACCATGTCATAGTTTGGATTTTTGATTGCCATATCAAAAGCAGCCTTCTCACTATCTGTTAAGACTCCAGCTGCCCAACCAATCATTTGTCCATAAGCAGCCTCTCCTCCATACAGATCTTGTATCTCTTTAACTTGTCCCTGTTGTAATTCAGTATCTCTTTGAGCATTAAATTGAATGCCCTGAAGATAAGCTTCAACCATGTCACGACTAAACCCTGCCTCCTTTAATTCACCATAATCTTCATCTGTTAATTGACCTGATTCCTGCCATCTACTATTCATTCCTTCGTAATCAATCTCAGCCTCTTCAAACTTGCTTCCTATGTAATCACCATAAATTTCTTTAGCACCTTGAGGAGTTTCTGTTTCTCCTTGTTCTGGCTGATCTTCAGTGATTCCAGAATCTTCTGGAGATTCCTGACCTAATTGCTTTTGGAGTTCGAGATAACCTTTCTCCAACTCCTCTTGCGATTTGTACTTACCAGCAAGCAGCCCAGAGTCTTCTGTCGTTTCTGTTGATTGTTCTGGTGCTTCTGCTGTAGTAGGAGCGTCTTTAATAGTGAGTGCTTCTGGCATGGTGGGTACTAGCGAATTGTGTAATGTTGATCATCGTCCTGAGTTACACCAGGACTAGGGGCTTTAACTTTAGGCTTGACCTCCTGTGGGGCCGCTGGGGATTCCTGGCTCTTGGACTGGTTGGGGGAGGGCGTTTGCTGTGTCTCCTCCTTCGGTGAACTGGGGGCCATAAGGTGCTCCTTCTTTAGTGTAATTGTCAGCTACTTTCGCAGCTGCGCCTGACTGCATTGCAGACAACATCATTTGTTGTTGCTGCATTTGCTCTTGGTCAGCTTGAGATTGAACTTGCTCTTGCTGTAATTGCTCTGGAGTCTTAACTAGATTAGTCGTATCAATGGAACCACTTGCAGCTAAACGCCTTAAAGCTTCTCCCATATTTAGATACTGAGCCATCACTTCAGGGCCAAGAGCTTGATTAGCGATAGAGATAAACTCAACAAGTTTGTTGCGATCATCTCCACGACCAATAGCTTCTAAACCTGTAACAGGTTTTGGATTAACTAATGGTTCACCTGTTTGTTCGCTATTAGGAAAGTTAGGTAATTTCTTCTGTCTTTGCAAGATGTAGATAAGTCTATGCACTAGTGGCAGCTGCAACTCCTGGGTCAGGATGGAGTACAAACCTCCGATGGATGCTTCGAGTTCCTGTGCCATAAATCTAATTTCTTCTGCGGTAACTCTTTCCCCAGGCCTTTGAATTGCAGTGTTAAGCAAGAAAGCAAACTGTAATCTGCCTTCAATTCTTTCAATTGTTTGTTGAGCTATTCCTAGATCTTGAGCTTTCTGACTTTGAATGACACTGACATCAGCCGCATTCCCCTGAATTATTGAACCATTTGCGGCATTAGCAATTGTTCTTGGTCTGGTAGTTCCATTTGGATTAACTAAAAAGAGAATCTTTGCAGCAGCTGCACTACCTTCAAGAACACTTTGATATAACGACTCAAGAGAAAGTAAATCTCCATAGAACTGTTCAATAAATGAGCGTCCATATTCTTCATCTGAGAGTCGATTAAATCTGAGGCAAATCCAGGGACTACATCTTTGTGGACACATTCCATATGTATTTGGAACTTCTTCTCCTTTAGCTTCTTGATACCAAGTGGCAACTCCTTTATCAAACTTAACGCAGGTATAAACCTTAACTGTTTTCTTTACAGGGCCAGTAATTTTATCATCTTCTAATTTATCTGCAAGAAATCCTTCAGGTAAAGCTTCTGGATAAACTTCTTCTTCGACAATAATCTCTGTGATCTTTCCCATTGGATCACGTTGCACACAATAGTTCTGAAGATGAATAACTCGTATTCCTTCTGGGTTTACATAAAGTAATACATTTCCAGAAACTAATAACTGCTTAAAAGCTTCATGGAGAGAAGCTCTAGCTGACATAGTTTCAAGCATTGTCATTACTGCTTGCTCAACTTTGACCAACGCAGTATCAAGTTCAGTCTTTATTTCTGGGCCAGCTTCTTCTACATTCAAAGCAAGATTATCTATTTCTAATTTAAAGAAGGGAGTATTTGGTGGAAATAAACTTAAGCCAAGCTTATTTGCTAAATGTAATAAACCTCTAGCTCCTGTTGATTGATATGGAGTTTTTAAACGACCTTGATCTCCATGTACTTCATTGGTAAAGAGAGAAGGAATTGTTACCTTTGCTGAATCAACAGCTCTATCTTCATACGGATTGCGATTAGTTTTTAACTGTTCATAACGAGAAGCAATAGTACCTTCCTTTGGTTTAGAAGGTGCTTTGCCTTGTTGAGCATCAACATTAGTGGTGATGTTTAATTCCATAATTTAAACGATACCTAGGCCTGTACCTTGAACCTTTCTTTTCAGTCTATCTTTTCCAAAGCCTAAACCAGAACGATCAGTTAAAGCAGAAGCTGCATATTCAGCAGTTCTAATTGGGCCTTTCCCTGGTCTAGCTTCAGCAGCTTTTTTCTGTTCTTCTGCTCTGACTTTCTGCCAATCAAACTGTACTCCCCATTGTCTTTTACTTTCATCGAACTGTTCTTTCGACAAAGCTAGGGACTGTCTTTGAAGCTCAAGGCTTTCTCCTTGACCAGAACCACCTCCTCCACCACACATAACAATCAATCCTCATTAAGCTTATTTTGTTCAGTGTAGACGGATTCCAGCATTCTTACCAATTCAACTTGACCTAAGTATCTCCATATCTCTCTATCAGGAGTTTCAATAGAAGGACATTTATCTGGATAAATTTCTTTTAAACGACGGATAAGCATCTCATCAATCGGAGGCCAAAGCATATCATCATCATTCATAACTATTTAGGGTCTTTAGGAAACATCATAACTTTAGATACTTCAAAATCTAGTAGTTCCCATTCGTCTGTGTCAGTAGCAACTTCCCATGCTTGATCCATATTTGCTGCCATCACCACAGTTTGAAATCCTCCACAATATTCAGACGACATACCTATAAAAGCACCAGGGATACGAATCACAAAAGCTCTTGGCCTTTTAACGTCCGATTTTTTCTCTATCGGGCATCCAGGTTTCTTTTCCTCGACTTTGCGGGAGCGATGCAAGAGGAATCCCAAGTATCTTTGCGTCGAGAGCCCCTTCAATATCTCCCTTGTGCGCAGCCAATTCAAGATCCCAGAGTTCTGCTTCACGTTCTTTAATAGCTCTATTTTCATCTATAGCAAGAGACTCATTCCAGTATTCAATAGCACCAGCTAATGCGTCTAATCTGTCATCATGTTGTAAACAATTCTTATCGACAGTTAAGTGTGTCATCTGGTGAAACAGCTGATATGCCAAGGCTGTTTCTATCGGATCATCTTCTCTAGGTTGTGAATCTTTTTCGACGACTGACCTATTAATTATTAATCTATGTTGATTTAATACTGGTTCAAGAGCATTAATGATTCTTCTTTCCTTTTGGATATTGCTTCTAACTGGTTCAATAGTGCATGGGTAAATATTTCTCAAATAAGGTTGGAGCAAACTTTGCAACATTCCTTGTCCGAACTGGTCTTCAAGAAGAATCAGTTTTACTTTCTGTCGTTTTGCTGCTTGGGCTAGACCTTCTAAAACTGGCTCTGTATAACCTTCTCTAAAAGCACCGACCTCTAAAACAAATAAGTTTCCATTTAATTGAGCGACTATTGCATAAGCAGTTTCATCCATACCCCTACCTGAAGGGTCAACAAACATCACGCATCCTTGAAATTCAATCCACTCTCCATGAATAAATGCAGGTCGATGATAATAATCTCCACTAAAGCCGACAGTCGGTAAATCATTAATTCTATATTCAGCCCCAGAAGACCAGACCAGTTTCTCTGGTGCATTCTGATCTACTTCCATAACAATTAAGTCGTTTAACCTAAGTGGGAACTTCTGAAGATCAGAAAGAGTAGTATCAAGTTGGAATTGGAGCGTAAATTGTGAACGTCCGTAACTGGCTTCTCTCTCGATTAGATCCATCTCAGAGAAACGATCAGGATCCGTTGGCATATTTTTTCTATCTATGCATCTCTCCAGAACCACTGGAGCGAGAGCATCTCCATACTTATCAGGATTCTTTGGATAACGAGAAGGCCAGATACGACACTGATAACTCTTAGTTCTCAGCTTGTTATAGATACTTTCTTCTGTTTGAGGCGTACCTAAGAACAGAATTTCTCCTCCTGGTTTCAGGATTGCATTAAATTCTCCGACTGAGTGTAATAATTTCTCTCTCATTCCTACTGTCCAAGCAGTATTAGGAACCTCAACGTCATCAGCAAGTATTAAATCTGCCCTAGATCCAGTTAACTGCCCAAAAATACCCACTGATTTCACAGAAGGACTCTGATCTGGGATAGATGGCCTTACATCAAACCTATTACTTGCACTTCTTTGCTCATCTCTATCAGGATCTAGGCATTTCAGTATCTTCATCTCTCTAATTAGCCTTAAACAGAACTGTGCAAAGTCATCAGCCCTTGTTTTACTAGCCGACACCACCATAATCTTCTTCTGTGGGTCGTTTCTTAATAGCCAAAGTACATAAGCTGCTGCCATCCAGCTCTTTCCTACTCCCCTAAACGCTTCAATGATCCTTCTCTTAGGCCCATCTTGCATATATTCTGCAATATCTAACTGAATCGGTGTCGGTTTTGGTAATTGAAGGTGCGTCCAC